AAACGGAAAAAACCTGCAGGTGCAGGTAGTCGAACCTATTAAAAGGAAAACATATGGCAAAGTCTAAAAAGGACAAAGCGTCAAAGAAGGCTTTGTCTTACGGCAATTTATACACTCAAGAAGCAGTCACTCAGTTCTTGGTGAACTTTGGCAAGCAACCGGATACGGATGAAGTGCTGCGCAAAGCCGGAATTACGCGTCACAGATTACGTGTGTTGCTGGATGATGACGAGATTGCTCAAGTAGTGGAAACGCGAATTGATGCACTCCTTGCCACGCCGTTAAGAGTTGAGCCGGGTGATACCAAAGAAGCTGAAATGCTGAATTTGGCGCTGAAAGAATGGTTTCATGAGATTGCTACTGGTGCCATGAATGCATTGTTCTTCGGTTACTCGGTTCAGGAAGCTGTATATGAGCTAAAGTCGGAAGGTTATATTGGTTTGCAGTGGATCGGTGAAAAGCCAATGCAATGGTTTGAGCCTAAGAATGATGGTCGGCTAATCTATCGTCAGGATGGAAACAATGCAGAGCATGAGGTAGATCAAGTCTTTAAATTCTTTTTAACACGCCGTAAAGCCACATACGAACAGCCATATGGTAAAGCGCTATTGGCTACTCTGTATTGGTTGTTCTTCTTCAAGCAAAATGGCTTCAAGTTCTGGGCCAAATTTCTAGAACGGTTTGGAACGCCAATTTTACTGGGTAAGTGTAAAGATACTGAAACTGATGATATGAGTAGAGCTTTGTTAGATGCCCATGCTCAAAGTGTTCTATCGATTGATGCAGACGATGACGTTCAAATCCTATCTGCACCAGGAACAAATGGTTCAGCAGGTGCAGCATTTGAGGCATTTAATAATCAACTAATTCGCCAGATTCAAAAGGTTGTATTAGGGCAGACGCTTACTAGTGGAACAGATGGAAAGGGAAGTTATAGCCTTGGCCAGGTACATGAAAATGTCCGTATGGATAAGCTCAAGTCTGACATTCGATTGGTGACACCGACCTTACAAGCCGTAGTGAATGCTCTATGTGAGCTGAATGGATGGGGTGATTATGAAGTAATGCTTGGGGAAAAGCCTAAACCACTTAATAAAGATCAGGCCGAACGAGATGCCCATCTTAAAAATGCAGGTGCCAATCTTACTCCACAATATTTTCAGCGGGAATATGGACTTCAAGTAGGTGATTTAGGGGAACCAGCGCAAGCGGGTTTCAATCAATTCAGCGCATTACCACGTCAGGCATTTAACTTTAAGGCAACAGCAAGCAAACTTTCACCAGAGCAGCAAGAAGTTGAAGAGTTGACTGATGCACAGGATGAATTGCAGCTACTGAAACCGGATCAGGTCAAAGAATTGGTATTCAAGTCCGATAGTCCTGAAAGTCTGGCTTATAACTTGATGCAATTAATACCTGGTGCAACTCAGACACAGTTCACGGCCAATCTGGACCAAGCTTTGTATGCTGCGGATGTGTTGGGATATGTGACGGCGCAAAATGGGAAGTAAGCTATGCAACCAGTCACATTCCTTGAGGCGCTTCGATTTGCTCACAATAAAAAGATCGTGCTACCTGATGAGTTCTATTCAATGGATCTAAAGACCCGGCAGATGGCAACCACGGTTAGCTTTCTATCGAGTCTTGAACAGATTGAGACTGTCATCAAGGCGGTGAATAAATCGATTGCCGACGGCGGTACTTTTAAAGATTTTCAGAAGCTCATTGAAGAATCTGAAATCATTCTGCCAAAGCACTACCTGGACAATGTATTTCGTACCAACATCCAGAGTGCGTACGGTCATGGGCGGTGGCAACAACAGCAACGAAATAAGGCTAAGCGCTCGTACCTAATGTACTCAGCGATCAATGATAGTCGAGTGCGTCCTGCTCATTTAGCTTTGAATCGTATCGTACTGCCGATTGATCATCCATTCTGGCTAACACATTATCCTCCAACGGGTTTCCGCTGTAGATGCACGTGCGTAGCTTTAACAGAGAAGCAGGCATTGAAATACGGCATTACACCTGATGATCAGTTGCCTGAAATTGCCGAGGCTTTGGATTGGAGTTCTCATCCACTACAGTTTAGTGAACTTGAATCACTGGTGGATAAGAAAATCAGTGCTTCAAGTCTGGATAAAGAATATCTACTCGAGCAGAAGGAAGTTATCAAAGCTGAATGGACGGCGAGTAAAAAGCTCACCAGTCTGTTTGCTCCAATGGATGATAAGACTCGGGAGCTATTCGACACAGTGGCCAATACCGTTATTCCTCTGGATCCAAGCATTCGACCAAGTGCGATTCGCACCTTCTTGGACTATGTGCAGGGGAATGATTCAGCGCTGACCAGCTATTTAAACTCAGCTACAAGCTCTCTGGCTGATGATGTGCTTAAGCGCTGGCTGAGTACCGACATGGCAGCAATTCAAGCTGTGGCAAGTAATACGGCTTCAACCGTAGTGGGTGCTGCGACACTTAATCAAGTAGTGGCTTATCAGGTGGGGCAGACAGTTCAATTGAATGCGCCGTTGCTGATGGCTGATACAGCTTCAGATATCGTGATTAAGATTGAGAATGCTAAAGGGTTGGGTATTGATCTGGATGCACTGAATGCTGGTAACGGCGTTCTCATGCCGATGGGATTGTCTTTTGAAGTGGTGTCGATTGAGGCGGTTGAAGGGCAAATGGTTTATACATTAAAGGTATTGGTGAATTAAATGGCAGAAAAATGCGAGTCGTGTCGACGTGGTTTTAATGGCCGCAATGGTAATGGATATTCACCATGCAGTTGTGGGAAGAAAGTTGTTACGGTTGTTGGGACATCCAAGGTTAATAACTTAGTTCGCGCCATGTGCTGTGTACTATCCAGTCCACCCAAAAAACCATAAGTAAAATTAATCAAAGCCGTCCGAAAGGGCGGTTTTTTTATGGAGCATGAAAAATGCCGCAAACAAATAAAAGTGCTGAACAGGAACAAGATCAGTTTTGTTTCCAGCTTGGCCAAGTCAGTGTAGATAAGCCAGAAGAAGGGAAAAAGAAGCGTACCTTCTCAGGTGTTGCCTACAGTGGTGAAGCAATTACGGATCACTGGTATTGGGATAAGGTGGTATTTGATCTTGATTCAATTCAAATCAAAGGTCGTATTCCTGCACTACTTGAGCATCGAACCAGTCAGCGTGCTGGAGCAATCAACTCACATTCCGTTAGTCATGAAGAAGGTCTGAAAATTGAAGGTAATTTACTTTCAAATGAATTTGGCACTCAAGTCGCTCAAGATTCTGATGATGACTTCCCATGGCAAATGTCAGTTCGAATTTACCCGACCACAGTTGAGGAAGTTAAAGAGGGTTCGATCATTGTGAATGGGCGAACATTCCAGGCTCCTGTTGCGGTTTTCCGTGGTGGTCGTATCCGTGAAGTGTCCTTTTGTGCCTTAGGTGCGGATGACAACACAAGTGCAGTGGCAGCCAGTCACTCTCCAAAAAACTTTAATCAACTAGAGGACACCAACGTGACCGAATTAGAACAGGCGCAAGCCAAAGCCAAAGCATTGCAAGATCAGGTTGATGCTTTGACCGAACAAAACAAGCAATTTGCAGCTGCAAAACGTGAAGCTGAAATCAGTGCACTGGGTAAAGATCTGGGTAAAGAGTTTAGCGCTGAAGATGTTGAAGAAATGAAAAAGCTTGATGATTCTGCATTTGCGTTCTCAGCCAAGCAGCTTCGTCAATTCTCAGCAGGCAATACACAGCCACCAGCTGGCCAACAACCACAACAAGCACCAAGTGTGAATCCGGCATTTGCGCATTTGTTTAATCACCAGGCGAACGGTGGTCAGGGTGGTCAAGCTCCACAAGGTTCGGCTCTGGATCAGGCATTCAATCAATTTATGGCAGCGCAGCAACAAGGAGCTAAATCATGAGCCAAGTATTAACAGGCGCTATTGAGAATAAACAGCTGGTGGTTGGCGATGGTGTTCGTACCGAGAATGCCAAAGTAAAAACAGCAACGGCGTACAAGCGCGGGGATCTGCTAATTGTTGGTGCCAATAATGTGGCTGATCATCCTGCAGTTACCACGGGTGTGGTGGGTGACTGGAATGCTATTGCTGTATCAGATTTCACAGCAGAGCAAGCTACTTACCATGCTGCAAATAATCTTGAAATGCCGCTCTATGTACAGGGTGCATTTGATATTGCAGTAGTAACAGTGAATGGAACGCCGCTGACCACCGCTCAATATGATGCTGTACGCGCACAAGCATTAAAAAACAAAATCGAACTTCGTAAAGTTGTGGGGAACTAAGACATGAGTCAAACTTTTACATTTCAAAATGCACCGGTTGAATTGCTGGATGTGCCACAACTTGTATTGTTAACAGATACCACTCAAAAAGTTGATACCTGGTTGATGGATCGCTTCTTTCCACAACGTGTTTCATACACTAAAAAAGAAGTACCAGTTGGTGAGTTAAATACAGCGACTCCACTTGCGCCGTTTGTTACCCCAACTGCAGCAGGTCGTCAAATTAAAGTGGGCGAATCTGGCAACGTGAAATTCGTTAAGCCGGCTTACCTGAAACCTATGATGACGGTCATGCCAAGTGAGGTGCAGAACACAGCGCTTATTGCACGTTTACGTCAATTTGGTGTAATTGCGACCGGTTCAAATCGTTTGTCTGATGCGGATCTATTGCTGATTGATCAGGCTCAAAAGGCTTTATATCTTCGTCAGTCAATTGAAAACCGAAAGCTATTAATTGCGCGTGATGTGCTTCTCTACGGTAAAACTACTTTTGCTTCTGCAGACTTCCCGATGTACGAAGTGGACTATGAGCGTAATCCAGCTTGTAACTACGCACCATTAATTAAATGGGGACAGGTTGGTGCTACTCCAGTGAAAGATATTCAAGCCATGATTGACTTGTCTATCGAGCACTCAGGTACATCACCTATCATGGCCTTGACCACATCTAAGGTATATAACACCTTAATCAAGGATCCAGAGTTCAAGGAGAAGTTCATTGCGCCGTATGCTGGTATCAGTGTTCCATTAACTCCGACTTTCGATCAAGCTGATAAGCCCCAATTCCGTGGCACAGTGGATAACATTGAAATCTGGACTTATGACGTGAGTCACAATATGGGCGGCTCCTCTGATCGCTTTATTCCTGAAGACTTTTTTGGTCTTGTTTCGGATGCGAATGGATGGATTGCACATTGTGCATTACAAAACGTTGAGGCATTTGGCCAAGCTCTAGAATTCTATTTGGGTCAGTGGCAAGAAAAGAACCCTTCAAGTATTCAGATGCTTGCTGAATCATCTCCGCTTGCTGTTCCAAACAACAAGAACGGTTTAGTCGGCGGTCGTGGATTCGTTTAAGGAGTAATACATGTCGAAGTACATTG